TAACCGACTCGATGCCGCTTACGCAAACGATGTATGGAATCCCAAGCCCAACTTTACGTGCCGAGGTTGGTGTTCGGTAGAAGATTGTGAGCACAATACTAAACGAAACTTTTTTGGAGGCTAGATAGCTATGTGGGATGTAATGTGTAATATTTCAAAGATCGTTATTGATATTGATAATCGTTGCGGGTATTTATACCTGCCCGAACTCAATGTTCCTAACATGCGGAGCGTAATTGAATGTTTCAAATCTGTAGACCCTGAGATCGTGCATATCCACACGTTCGTTGACGGGAAGATTGATACGCAATATGTAATTCACGACGGCGAATGGATCGCCATTTAAGGAGTCACCATGCCATACGTAAACAAACCACGACCCTATAAAAAGGAATACGAGATGTACGACGGCACACCCGCCGTTAAGAAAAAACGTGCCGCACGAAATAAAGCCCGAGCCATGATGGAGAAAGCAGGGCTTGTGCATAAAGGCGATGGCAAATAGGTTGACCACAAGAAGCCATTGAGCAAAGGTGGTAAGACAGTACGAAGCAACCTCAGGGTTGTGGACGACAACGACAACAGAGGGTTCCCACGTAACTCAGACCACTCAGTGAAGCGTAACGTATAGCATGCAAATTATCGACAACAAAGTACTGGTGTTGCGTACACGTGACCCGGGCCGTATCACTACTACGATAAAGAAAAGCACTGAGCTAAGCCACGAAGATGGCGTCACTGAAGTTGCTGTGTTTTGGGGGTTGCGAGAAGCACAAGCTCTGCGAAGGCTTGGCGTTAAGAACGTACCATCACCCATTGACAGAGACTACAACTGGCCCGGCATCTTTAAGCCAATGGCTCACCAAAAGGAAACAGCATCATTCCTCACGCTTAATACCCGATCGTTTTGTTTTAATGAGCAGGGTACTGGTAAGACAGCATCAGCAATTTGGGCGGCAGATTATCTTTTGACACAAGGTGCAGTTAAGCGCGTGCTTGTTGTATGTCCTTTGTCTATTATGCAAGCCGCATGGCAAGCTGACTTGTTTAAGTTTGCGGTTCACCGAACTGTTGACGTAGCTTACGGAGAGCGTAGCAAACGCAAGGCAATTATTAACGGACTGGCTGACTTCGTAATCATCAACTTCGATGGCGTAAAGATTGTCGAGGACGAGATCATCAATGGTGGCTTTGATCTAATTATTATTGACGAAGCCAACGCATACAAGAACTCCCGCACCGAACGATTTAAAGTCATGCGTAAGATTGTGTCCCATGACAAATGGTTGTGGATGATGACAGGCACACCTGCCGCGCAGTCTCCGCTAGATGCGTATGGTTTGGCTAAACTTTGCATACCGGCAAGAGCGCCGACTCTATATAGTACTTACAGGGATACGGTGATGTATCAGTTGACTCGTTTCAAATGGATTCCAAAACCAAACGCCGTTGCCGCTGTGCATGAGCTACTGCAACCTGCTATTAGGTTTGAGAAAAAAGATTGCTTAGACCTTCCAGACGTCACCCATACATCGCGCTTTGCCCCTTTGTCAGCACAGCAATTGAAATACTATCAGCAGCTTAAAAAAGAAATGTTGATCGAGGCCGCAGGGGAAGAAGTCTCGGCAGTCAATGCGGCGGCTAATCTTAATAAGCTACTGCAGATTGCATGCGGTGCTGTGTACACCGACACCAAGAACGTGATTGAGTTTGATGTCTCGGATCGACTTAACGCTGTTACTGAGGTTATCAATGAAGCATCACACAAGGTGCTAGTGTTTGTGCCGTTCACGCATGCGCTTGAGATGCTCAAAGAATATTTGACAAAGCAAGGCGTCACTGCTGAGATCATTAACGGCAACGTAAGTGTTACAAAGCGCACAGATATATTCAAAAGGTTTCAAGAAGACGTCGAGCCACGTGTGCTATTGATTCAGCCACAAGCCGCCGCCCACGGAGTTACCCTAACTGCGGCTAACGTTGTGATATGGTACGCTCCCGTCACGTCGAGTGAAACGTACTTGCAAGCCAATGCACGTGTACACCGACAAGGCCAAAAGAACCCCGTCACTGTGGTACACATTGAAGGTAGTCCAGTAGAAGCAAGCCTGTACAAGATGCTTCAGCAAAAGTTGGACTTGCACTCTCAGATCATTGATCTATACAACGGCGAAATAAATTCTTGACACAGTCAAGAAAGGATGTATAATAAGCGCTCCCGATTCATAAAACTAAGGAAACATATGGAAGACGTACCGATAGAACAGATCGTCACTACGTACATAAAAATACGCGACAAACGTGACAGACTCTACCAAGAGTTCAAAGAAAACACCGCCAAGCTAGATGAGGACATGCAGATTCTCAAGCACAAGATCGTCGAGCTATCAAAGCTGACGGGCGTTACCAGCTTCTCAACACCGACAGGCATTGCCTATCGCACAGTCAAGAACCGTTACTGGACTAATGACTGGGAAAGTTTCTATTCTTTCATGCGAGAGCAAGGCAGTATGGAATTGCTTGAGAAGCGTATTCATCAAACTAACATTAAAGAGTTTATAGATGCCAACCCTGATGTGCATCCACCCGGACTCAATATTGATAGTGAATATGAAATCACCATTCGTCGTAAGTAAATTTTTAACTAGGAGAAAATTATGAGCAATGACATTGCTTTGTTTCAGCAAGACGTACCCGCATACTTGAAAAAAGCGGGACAGGATGACCTCACCAAAGCATTGGCGGGTAACACTGGCCTTAAGCGCATTTCCATTCGTGGCAGTGTGTTCCGCATGATGGTCAACGGAGAAGAAATCTCTAAGAACGAAAGCCGTGCAATGAACATCGTTATTATTAACGGTGCCGCTAAAGTATCACGTTCGTTCTATGCGGGTAAGTACGTACCCGGTGAGACAACTTCACCTGACTGTTGGAGTAACGACGGCGATAAACCTGACGCAAGTATTGAGTTTCCACAGAACAAGTCATGCGAAGGTTGTTCACAGAACATCAAAGGTTCCGGTCAAGGCGACTCACGCGCATGCCGTTATCAGCAACGCTTGGCAGTGTTGTTAGCCGACGATGTAGACGGCGAAGTGTTCCAGTTGGTATTACCTGCGAAGTCTATCTTTGGTCGCGGTGACTTGGACAAGATGCCGTTCCAACAATATGCCAAATACGTTGGCGCTCAAGGCAAGAGCATCAACACCTTGGTAACAGAGATGCGTATGGACAGCGACAGTGACACCCCCAAGCTGACGTTCAAGCCAGTACGTTATTTGTCAGAGCAAGAATGGCTCACCGCCAAAGAGAAGGGCGATAGCCCTGCCGCACGTTCAGCAGTAACGCAGACCCCTGCCGCTACTGATGGTGCAAAACCAAAAGCACAGTCTGCACCTGTTGCTAAAACCGAGGTAGCTGAAGAAGTTGCCGAGCCTACTAAACGAGTATCCAAGAAAGCCGCTGAGCCAGCCGCAAAGAAAGACTTTGTGGATGTGCTGAACACTTGGACAGACGATGAGTAATGATGGACACACGTGGTTACACATTACGAATCGTTCGTGCTAACAAGGTAGCCAATGCTAGAAGCCCCGGTGTAAAACTGGGTCGCTTCTGCATTGAGAAGGATATTCCTGTACGTGAGGTTGCTGAATACTTCGGGGTAAGCCGCATGACAATCTATAAATGGTTTGTCGGCGAGTGGATACCAAGAAAGATTCACACCGAAAAGATATCAGATATTGTCCAAGCCAAAGTAGGCATGTAGTTTAAGGCGTCTGTCGGAGCATGCCGCGCTCCTCAGACGCTATTTTTATCGCGGTGCAGAGGCGGCTATGACAAGAGCAAAGTTGTTGTCGGCGGTGCTCTCCACAGAAGGATGGTATTGTATTGTCGGTCTTAAAAAGACTGGACTTCCAAGACAAACGTTTGTGCAGGGGTTGAGTGAAGCTGACATAGAAATAGAAGACTTACTAGCCAAGGGATACGATGCGTATTTTGGTTGTGCTAAGTACGAGACAGACAAGACAAGAACGACGGATAACGTAAAGGCTATACGAGCATTTTGGCTTGATATAGATTGTGGGGCTAACAAACCATACGCGACTCAAGGCGATGGCTTAGTCGCGCTTAAGAAGTTTTGCATGGAAGTTGGATTGCCAAGGCCGACGATTGTCGACTCTGGCCGGGGCCTTCATGTGTATTGGGGTCTTACTGCTGACGTATCAAGGTCACAGTGGAGGCCAGTGGCTATGCGCCTCAAAGCGTTATGCCATGAGAAAGGTTTAGAAGCCGACCCTGCTAGAACGGCAGATGCGGCGTCGATTCTGCGTGTTCCTGATACGCTGAACCACAAAGAAAACCCGCCACTTGCGGTAACGCTAAAGAGCTTGGGTATCCCAATCGACTTTGAAGAATTCAAAGCAAAACTTGGTGCGATTGAAGATGTACCCGATCACTTGCCGACGTATGCTAACGAGATGACACGTGCCTTGATGGGCAACAAGCAGTTTCGTTTTAGCATCATCGTTGACAAGAACGTAAACGGCACGGGCTGTATGCAGTTGGCAAGAGCCATAGAAGAACAAGAAACTTTAGAAGAACCGCGTTGGAGAGCCGCGCTTTCAATACCTGCGTTTTGCGTAGATAAAGATACGGCTATCCATGACATATCACGTAAGCACCCTGACTACACTCCTGATGGCACGATAGAAAAAGTTATAAAGATTAGAGGGCCATACACTTGTGAAAAATTTGAAGGCGTTCATCCTAGCGGTTGTGATGGCTGTGTCCATAAGGGCAAAATCAGTTCGCCTATCGTTCTTGGCGCAGAAGTAGCGCAAGCAACCGAGGCCGACAACACAGTTCAGTACGTGGCAGAAGCGGCTAAGCCTGTTACATACAAGATACCTGAGTATCCGTTTCCATACTTTCGCGGTAAGAACGGCGGCGTGTATCGCAAGTCTGAGGATGAGAGCGACGAAGATGCAGTACTGATTTATGAGCATGACCTGTATGTGGTCAAGCGACTTAAAGACCCGCAGAGCGGGGAAGTTATTTGGATGCGTTTGCATACTCCGAAAGACGGAGTGAAAGAGTTTGCGCTACCGGCAGTTGACTTACTTACTGCCGATAAGTTACGCGAGAAGTTGGCGTGGTTTGGTGTGATTGCGCTAAAGAAACAGATGGATTCCATCATGGGTTACATCGTGCGGTCGGTTAAAGAAATGCAATACAAAGAAGGGGCAGAAATTATGCGTTCACAGTTTGGGTGGACAGAAAAGAATAAATCGTTTGTTGTGGGGGATACCGAGATTAGTGCCGAGGGCGACAAGTACAGCCCACCATCTAGTTACACCGCTCAATTGTCTGATTGGTTTACGCCTGTCGGTTCGCTAGATGAGTGGAAGTCAGTGATTAACGTTTACGATCGTGAAGGCTTTGAGCCCCATGCGTTTGGGTTCTTTACTGCTTTTGGCGCACCGCTGATGAAGCACCTAAACCTCAAAGGTGCAATCATTAACATGATTAACAACGAGTCAGGCACGGGCAAGACTACTACTATCAAAGCAATGCACAGTGTTTACGGACACCCCGAAGAGTTGATGCTTATTCAGCGAGACACTATGAACGTGCGCTTGCACCGACTAGGTGTTATGAACAACTTGGGTTTGGGTTGTGATGAGCTGACAAAAATGTCGTCGGACGAGTTTAGTGACTTTGCCTATGCCGTGTCGCAAGGCCGAGGTCGTGGTCGGATGAAGTCTAATGAAAATGCAGAGCGCATAAATTTAGCTAAGTGGCAAACTATTTTGTTGTGTTCTTCCAACGCTTCTGCTGTTGACAAACTTAGATCCCTAAAATCTACGCCCGACGGTGAGCTCATGCGACTAATAGAGTATGAAATCCCCGAGACTAAGCTCCTGTCAAAGCAAGAAGCTGACGATATCTACCCGAAGCTGTACACAAACTACGGGCATGCGGGTCGTATCTATCTGCGGGACTTGGTTGAAAATTTAGAAGAACGCATCCAAGAAGTCAAACAGATTCAACTCTTAATTGACAAGAAAATTGGGTTTACAAATCGTGAGCGCTTTTGGTCTGGTGTTGCGGCTTGCAACATAGCAGGTGCCTTATTTGCTAAACGCCTTGGGCTGATCGACATTGACGTCGGTCGTATCTTTAAGTGGATGCTTAAGCAGTTCTCGCAGATGCGGTTAGAAATCAAGCCACCATCTACAACTCATGCAAGCGTGATCGGTGAGTACTGGAACGAGCACCGTCGCAACTCTTTGGTTATCAATGACAAAGTGGATATGCGAACGGGGGTGGAGATGCTACCCATATTAGAACCTTCGGGTGAGCTAATTATTCGCATGGAGCCAGATACCCAAAAGCTTTTCATCATTGCTAAGAAGTTACGGAACTGGTGTTCTCAGCACCAGATTACTTTAAAGGATGTGCTTAACTCGCTAACCGCTGAAGGTGTGTATGCTGGTATGGTAAAGAAGCGTATGGCGAAAGGCACCAAGCTCGGCAGTGTTCCAGCAGTAGATGCGTTTGTATTTGATTGCTCTAAGGGCGGCTTCCTTGACACTGATGCCTTCGTAGGTACTTCAGATGCTGATGTGGCTGTTGCAGAAGCAGATGAGAATTAATGGAGTTAACTATAGTATTAATTGGCGTAAGTTCCGAGTGGGCTGGTCGTTCTTTATTCCGTGCCTACGGCTAGAAGAAAGTGAATTAGCGATTTTGGTGACCACAAAACGCTTTGGATTTAGGGTTTTGATGAAGCCCGTAATCGAAGATGGCATAAAAGGCTTGCGTGTGTGGCGAATTAAGTAGTACACTCCACGCAGGTTGTCAGTTGCTACTCTCCTTGAAAACAACCCTCCTT